TTGTACCAGCAGATCCAGAAGTTCCAGACTTTCCACTACTTCCACTTGTACCACTTGTACCGCTTGTACCAGCAGATCCAGAAGTTCCAGAGAATCCACTCGTTCCACTACTTCCACTTGTACCGCTTGTGCCAGCAGATCCAGAAGTTCCAGAGAATCCACTCGTTCCACTTGAACCACTTGAACCACTTGTGCCACTTGTACCTGTACTTCCATTACTTCCACTAATGCCACTCGTTCCACTACTTCCACTTGTACCGCTTGTGCCAGCAGATCCAGAAGTTCCAGAGAATCCACTCGTTCCACTACTTCCACTTGTACCGCTAGTTCCACTAGTTCCAGTGGTTCCACTTGTACCAGCGCTTCCACTGCTTCCACTTGTACCAGCAGTTCCACTGCTTCCACTACTTCCGCTTGTACCGCTTGTACCACTAGTTCCAGCAGTTCCGCTTGTACCATTGCTTCCACTGCTTCCACTTGAACCAGCGCTTCCACTTGAACCAGAGGTTCCACTGCTTCCGTTTGTACCACTTGTACCGCTTGTACCAGAAGATCCAGAAGTTCCAGACTTTCCACTACTTCCACTACTTCCACTTGTACCGCTTGTACCAGAAGATCCAGAAGATCCAGAAGATCCAGAAGTTCCAGAGAATCCACTCGTTCCACTACTTCCACTTGTACCACTAGTTCCACTAGTTCCAGTGGTTCCACTTGTACCAGCGCTTCCACTGCTTCCACTTGTACCAGCAGTTCCACTGCTTCCACTACTTCCGCTTGTACCGCTTGTACCGCTTGTACCACTAGTTCCAGCAGTTCCGCTTGTACCATTGCTTCCACTGCTTCCACTTGAACCAGCGCTTCCACTTGAACCAGAGGTTCCACTGCTTCCGTTTGTACCACTTGTACCGCTTGTACCAGAAGATCCAGAAGTTCCAGACTTTCCACTCGTTCCACTACTTCCACTTGTACCGCTTGTACCAGAAGATCCAGAAGATCCAGAAGTTCCAGAGAATCCACTCGTTCCACTTGAACCACTTGTACCGCTTGTACCAGAAGATCCAGAAGTTCCAGAGAATCCACTCGTTCCACTACTTCCACTTGTACCGCTTGTACCAGAAGATCCAGAAGTTCCAGACTTTCCACTACTTCCACTTGTACCACTTGTACCGCTTGTACCAGATTTTCCGCTACTACCACTGCTACCACTGCTACCGCTGCTACCGCTGCTACCGCTGCTACCGCTACTACCGCTTCCTCCTGAAGAACTAAAAGACCCTGTAAAATCAAAACGAATAGCTTTGGGTATAGAATATGGATCTGTTGTTATTTGTATACCTGTTCCAGCAACAAATTCTATCGTATCTAAGCCTTGAGCAACTAGATCTTGTTGCCCAGATACTTCCCACGTTTTAAACGTGGAATTCATTGTTATTTTTACTGCTCCAGAATTTAAATCTACAACCTCAAAACCAGCATCACTATCAAATCTTAAAGTATTGATTCCAGTAACTATATTAGAAATATTTGATCCACTTATTTCACTTACTGTAAATGAAAATTCAGCATCTGGAGCAGATGGAGAAATTTCAGCGCCACGATAATTTAAATAATTAGCTTCAGTTGAAGATATTGCAATTAATACTGGTTTTGAAACTTGTCCAACGATGTCGGTTTCATATGTAGTATATTCTCCAGAAAAATCAGGAGAAAGGAAATATACATCGCCTGGAGTTAAACCTGTTAAATTTTCAACTTTACCATTTAAAACAAGACAAAATTCATCTCCATCGATTGTTTGAACAATTCCTATTGTTTCTGCATTTTCAGCGGAATCGGCTATTGCTTTATACCAAGTAGTTCCATCAAATCTTAAAAGATTACCAGTTGTGAAACCATGAGATGCTTGAGTAAAACATTCTATTAATGATGTTCCATTTCCAACTCCACTGCTTGGGTCATGTACCAAAAGAGTCTGTTCATCAATAGTGGTTTTTGAAAAAGTAATTAAATCGGAAAAATCTGTATAATCATTATTAGACAAAACCCCTCTTACTCTGACTTGGTAATTTTCAGATACAAAAAATGGAATATAAAAAGAAGGCTCAAATGGCGAAACAACCACAGATCCACTTGGATAATTTAAATCAACTCTTTCCGCAATCAATGCTCCTGTATAATTATTAAGATAACTTATTCCGCTTGTTGTATTAGATACTTGTCCACTAAACAAACCTGAACTGTATGAACCTTCGCTTGGATAATAAATAAAAGAATTACTATTATCATCATAATAATAAACTAAATAAATATTTGGAGAATTTAAAGAACCAGAATCAAAAGATATACTATATAAATTATCTATAGTAGATGAATTGTATACTCCACCTGGAAATGTTCCTCTTGAATCTAAAATTATTGTATGAGGCTTCCATTGAATACCGCTTGCTCCAGAAGGCGCAAATATGGATTCGTAAGAAACTCCAGAATAAAATGGATTTATACCTTGCTGAGAAAAAGATAATTGGTTATCTCCAGTACCTTGAACAATAGATTGTATTTTATCTATCTTCGGAGAATTATAATAATATATATCACTAGCACTAGAATCCCCGCTCTTTAATAATTGTATTTCATAATTAAGAGGAATATTAGACGAATTTCTCGCCCATTTTATAAATAATCGCCTATCAAAAGTGTAAGATATATTATCATAATCTATAGATAAAGCTCCGCTTATATTCTGCGGCTTAATATCAAAACTATTTTCATTTAATGTATCTAATTTAATTAAACCAATATCATAAGATTGACCAGTGTTATAAAAATCTTGAGATATTAAACGATAATATTTTTTCTCTAAATAATTAGGCGAATAAGATATTGAAGACGATGGAAATGAATTGGTTTGATCCTCAACATCATCAAAAGAAAATGAAGAACTTTTTTGTAATATAACTTGGTTAGTATATTGTTTATTCGTCAATTCATAATTAACAAAAACACTATCACTAGTTGAAGCTATAACGTTTTTAAATTCTGGGGTTTTAAAATTTAAAACAAATACTCCAGTAGAAACCAAACCATCAACCGTTGTTGATACTATTTGTATTTTACAATTTCTTAAAAAATTTACATCTCTATATAAACTTTGCGAAAAAGATGGTAAAACTATAGGATCAAAAGAATAAAATTTATCCTTAAATGAAGAATTAAGTATTGATACTACTTCATTATCTTGATCTAATAAAGAAACAGAAAAAGATCCAAAAATTCCATCGTTTACATTTGCTGATTTGTTAGTTATAGGATCTAAAATATCCCATGAAAAATTTATTGTTTGAACATCCACATAAGCAAAAACCATATCTACATCTGTAGAAAACCCATAATCCTGCTGATTAGTTACTGACGACAAGCTTAAATTTGCCGACAAACTAGTAATCTTATATGGACCACTACTAAAAATTGTAGATTCTTTAAACATTTTATATTAAAAAGTTATCGTTCTTACCTATTATATACACTCTCAAAGATTCAAAAGATAAATCCATTTCTGTTTGCGGCAAAGCTATTGTTGTAGAATTAGAATCTCCATCTCTCCAAACATAAGCGATCTTTTTAGAATTTAACACATATTCAATAACCAAACCTTTGATTTGAGCTTTTATCTCGTTTGAAAAAACTGATCTCTGTGTTGCGAAAGTATAAATCGCACTATTAAATATTTCTACTACATTGCTTATGGTATTATATGAATTATCAGAATAATCAAAAGAAGGTATTAAATAATCATATTTATCATTTATATTAAAATTTCTAGATGTATCGCTCACAAATCCTTCTTTTATTACGTCTATAGGCGTATCCGAACTAGCTAAAATATTAGTTGGCACAATATCAGTACTATTGATTTGTTCATTTGAAAACAGAATCGAAGGAGCTAAATTTTTATTATTTTCAACAAAACCAAATTTTGTTACCTCGTATTCTGCGGCAGCTATTTCAAATTCAGTTTGAGTTTTTTCTTTTATAGATACTATTCTATAATTTTTTGAGTAAGCTAATGCGCTCTCGTATTTAGAATCATAAATCCATAATGTTGAAGCCCCAATCGTTTGAATAAGAGATTTTTCTTGATCTGTTAGATTATTAATATTTAAAACAATTTTTGTTCTAAAATTACCATCTAAACCAACTGATTGCACTGTAAATTTATAAATATAAGTCGAGGACAATTCATTTATTCTTGAATCTGAGATTCCATTTTTAGATTCTTCTGATTCTTTATTTAAGACGGATGGCGAAATAGAAGAATTTGGAATTATAAATGCAATCGTATCATTTGCTCCTATAAAATCATATCTATCATCTAAAACTATATCTTCATTAGATACAGAAACTACGCGACCACCTTTTCTTCCACTTACTTTTATTTCATCTGTTATCGATATAACATTTCCTGGTAATAACAAAAGCGCTTCTGGGCCAGCCGTAAAACTTACCAGTTCTTGTTCAATTTGATTTGTAACTAAAAACCATTGTCCAATTCTTTTTGCTTGGGATTTAGAAGTTACTCCAAAACCAATAATTTCTTTTTCAACATATCCATATCTTCTTATATTTATTTGATCTTCGACATAAACAGTTTGATCTTTAAAATTATTATTTTCATCAGAATAAGTTATTTTAGCAACTGTATATCTTGTATCTTTTGATGAACTAGAATATTGAAAAATACCATCTTTCACATTTGAATTATTAAAAAAGTAAGATGGAGATTTAGGACGATCATTATCAAAATTAACAAAATTATTAGACCAATAAACTAAACCTTTAAAAACAGAAGCTATATTATTTAATAAATTAATAACATCCGTTTCATTGCTTAAAGATATATTCGCTCTAAATCTTGGCTCCAATAAAGGCAGAAAACCTTTAAACTCTGAAGCTGCTGTTCCTCTATTATTTATATGAGTTTTTAATTCTTCTTCAGAAAAACAAGACTGAGTTTTTATATAAGATATAAATTCTGTTAATGCTATATTATTTGCGCTTCCTACGGTAGCTGAAGAAGAAACGTTAGCTGGTGAAGAAACTGCCGTAATTAAAGCGTTTAATGATTGCGTGTATCGATTTTCGTATTTTGTATTAGTTTTTAAAAATTCTTTTACAGAAGGAAATAAACTACAAATTCTATGTATTCCAAATTCATTTATTAATTGAATAGTCGCCGTAGTTGAACTAGTTTGGTTTACAGAAACCACTATTTTCCTAAAACTTTTGTAATCAGTGTTTGGTGTTCCATCTTCATCTTTACTTATAAAAGCTAAATTTACGAGATCAACTTTAGAGCCAATTGGAAAATAAGTTTTAAAATCTACTGAAGAGCTTGATTTAACGTTGATGGAATTTCTGTATATATTCTCTATTAATACTGGTTTATATTTAGAAACATTTTCTGTTGAAACTAATTCATCGCAATATTTAGCTATTTTATACATACTCCATTTATCAGCCAAACTTTCTTGAAATGAAAATTTTCCCAATCCATATCTATAATTAGTAATTAAATCGTATAGTATCCAAGCTGGATTATCTGTCCATCTTAATACAGAATCGAATTCTCCATTCCAAAATCCATCATACGTTTTAGATTCCGCATCATAATTTTCTGGAACTTTTATTTTTAATAATTTAAAATCAAATTGTCTATTCGGAGGTTGTGTAAATCCGCGAGCATCAAAAACACTTAAAAAATAACAACTATTAGGATATCTAAATTTTAAAGACGTAATCTCTGTAACAGAAGAAACGCCTATAACTTTCCCGACTTTATTTTCAGTTGCGCCTACCTTTTGATCTAAATTAAATACTTTTATATAAGGTCCAAGGCTAAAATCAAAATCTGAAACGTCGAAAAACAAATTAAATTCATAAGGACTACTGGCTATTCCTGTAACACGATGAACTATATAACATGCATAATCTTCTCTTAATTTATATCCAATTTTTATTCCAAAATTAACAGAATTTGGTCTAGTATTTCCTTTTTTATCAAAAATATACAAAGCTTGAATTTTTAAACTTAATATTAAAAAATCTGTATTAACATCTTTGATTTCATGATAAGCTCCAAAACAAGATTGAAAATTAAAATCACTAAAAGCAGAAATATTGAAAGCTTCTGTTGATTGCTGTGCGGATTGTTGATTAGCTGGATTACTATTAAAATTTTGTTGAAAGTTTGGAGGTAAAGTAGAATTAGTATAAAACGGTTGTTTTTGTGTTGCAGATACCGTAGATTGAGACGGATTAGAAACTATTGGTAAACCACCTCTCACTATTCTCAGTTTTGATGCATGAGTTTGAGAAGAAGAAAATGTTGTTACATTTGCAGCTTCAGGTAAACCATAAAGACTTTTGTCTATTGCGTATGAAACCCCAGGATTAGCAAAAGAAAAAGTACTCCAAATAGAACCGCCATCAGCAGATAGAGCTGATTGAAATTCTGTTCCTGCTCTAGAAAAAATTTCCAATCTATTATAATTGTATGTATTAGTTATATTATTTTTTATAGAATAATCGTTTAGATAGATTCCTTTAAATATTTCACTATTATTTTGCCCCTCATCAAACAAAATCAATTCATTTCCGTTTGGATCAACAAGACCAGCCAGCGGACCTTCTCCAATAAGATCCTGAACATAGTATTTAGTTGTTGATTCTAATATTCCACCATTTGTATTTGATGCAAACGGAGCAAAAGAATGTTTTGCATTTAAAAAATTTTGCAGTTGAGTTCCAAATTGAGATAATGAATCAGAATTTTGTTTCATATTTTTGATGAATAATTTCCAACACCAGCTTCTATTTTTATAGTATTTGCAACAACAGGCTGATAAGATAAATCAAAATTAAATAAAATAGCATTTATTACACTAGTTCCAACTTTTAATCTGCCATAATTTAATTGAATAGGAGTATTTCTAGCAGCAACATTATCTTTGCTAGAAAATATATAAGAAGATGTTTTTATTTGCTTGGGGTCTCCAGGTTTTAATAACATGCTGATTAAATAACTTATTCCAATACTTATAGCCAAGAATAAAATAAATTTACCTACAGCCGCCCAAGTAAGTTTTGCAATCGCGGCTGCTACAAAAGGAGCAACGACAAATTTAAAACCGGAATAAATAAAAATTTCAATAACCGAAGCCATTTTAATACAAGAATCTAAATCATTTTCAATATCGTGATACAAAACACCATCAAGAATTAAACCTAAACCATAATCTTTTTTGAGTAAATTATTCATTTTTACTGAATAATCTTTGGTATTTGCTGACATGCATTTAAAAATATCTTTAATAGAGTCAGCTTTTATGAAAAAAGATTCACAAAACATTTTCTTTAAAATGCCATGTAATATAATTTTTTTCATTTTATAGAAGCGCTTATTAAACCAACTGTTGTTGTTGAAGAAGGTAAACTACTAATATTCTGGTTGTTTAGGACATAACTTAAATCAAAATTTATAGCAAGACTACTTATTACATGAGTTCCTATTCTTAACCTACCGTAATTTACTGGAACTGGAGTATTTCTATTTGCCGCATTCTCTTTAGAAGAAAATATATAAGAAGAAGTTTGAACTTGTTTTGGATTTTTAGGAGTTAATAATTTATTTATTAAAAAACTAATACCAAAAGAAATAACAGACATTATTATTGTATTAATTAAAAAAACACCTATTTTTCCAGCAACCGTTGTTGCAGTTATACTTGTAAACAAAATAGTTGAAGAAGCAAAAGCTGCTAAACAAAGAATCGGCACTAACTCTATAATTTTAGCATTTCTTATTTTTTGATTTAAAACACTGCCATTATCAACTATATTACCATCAACAATTATCAATAAACCATCAAATTTATCTCTCAATTTATTTACTTTAGTTCCAAAATTTTCAAAATTAGCCGAAATACAAGAAACAAGTTCATCGAAAGAATCAACTTTTGCCTTAAAAGAGGCGCAAGCTATCTTTTTCAATAGGCCATGTAAAATAACTTGTTTCATGTTTAATATTTACACTTAAAAAACGATCCCAATTTAAACTATATATTATAATAGGAATATCATAATTTTTAATAAAAAATAAATCATCTTCAGATGGAGTCAATAAATGAAGATGGCTATGAAAAGAAAAAAGGATAGGTTTTCTTATCAAAGTCAAAAAGAAATCATCTGGTGGCATAAATTTATGGCAACTTTGATGATTTGCTGTATATTTATAAACATTAAAGCCATAATCAACTAATCCTCCAGATTCAAAAGGATAATTAGAAAGCAAAAAAGACTTTATATCTTTTAATGTATTATTAAGTTTGATAGTTGTAAGGTCTTGTTCCTGGGAATCCTCCGAAAGGCAATCCATCTTTATGTCCTTTCCATCTTAACGAACATCCTTTTATATTCTTTGAGCAAGCATCTTTAATCCAGTATTGTTTATTTAATTTAGGATTATTATTAGTGTTGGCTTCTATACAAACATAAATTGAAATTGAAATATTGTCTTCTGAAAACTGAAACTTACTTCCAAAAAAATCATAATTAACAGAATCAGAAAAAGTGACAAATTCTCCTGGATTATATGCTTTTGATTTATCCCAAAAACCTTTATAATAATTATCACCTATGTTCAAACCATAACCCTGTTGAGAATAAAATTCTTTATCATTTTCATCCGCAAATGGTATTCCAATATTTGGAATATTTGTTCCAAAAATTTGATCTGCCGTTTTTGTTATAACTTCATTATTAGAATTTGTATAAGTTATGGATTGCTTTTGTCCTGATTGATTGATCCAAGGCAATTTTCCATAATTACATCCACAGCCTCTATACGACCAAGAACATAAATTATCAGATATTTTTCTATTTGGCAAAAATTGATTTTCAAAGTCTAAAGGACTAGATAATTCAAATTCAATAATGTATTTATTTTCAGTTACTTTTCGATTAATAATATAATTTTCTTCAAAAAAAGATTGACCATACCCTTTAACAGCATTGCGTTTAGACCTATAACCAAAAAAGGGATTCTTTCCTTCAGAAAAGTTTGCATCATCTAAATTTTTAACAAATATTTTTAAACGCTTCAATCTTGAGTTTACTAAATCATTTTTATTTTTAATTATATTAGTAATTACGCCATTAATATTTGCTAGACGTATTGATGGGCGACTTTGTTTTCCATCTGCCGAAAACTCAAACCCTCCATATTCTATTGGAGCAGGAGTATAAAAATTTCCTTTATATATCAATGAATTATTAAAATTTTTACCAGCATGAAATCTAAGTATACCTGTTGATTCGCTAATATATATTTCAAAAAGATCTACAAAAGAATCAGGATCTAAGTCAATTAATGATTGTGTAGATATTAAATCAGCCATATTATGTAGAAGTTTTCTTTATTTTACCAAGAATATTTATTTTATCTGTTTCAGAATAATACATATCTGTAGATTGAAATTCAACAGGTGACGAAAAAGATGTTTTTTGAGAATATTTTTTTGATAAACCTAGCAAAACTTTTTCAATATCTGATGATTTTAAATCTATATATATTAATACCTCATATATTTTATTCGAATAATAACATCTAGTGTTAAGATTATTTATTTTTTTAATAGGACTTCCAACAATAAGTTTTACTGTTTTTCCATCTTTTTGCAAAGAACCTATTATATCTTCATTTACTTGAGACTGAGAAACGAATGGTGAAGTATCAGATCCACAACTATAAGTAGTCACCGCTTGTGTTGTATCTGTATTATTTTTAGAAATTAATCTTTCAAAACCATGATAAAAAATATTGAATTTTGATTTATTTTTAATTTGATTTTTTACTACATCTGTCCCATACTGATCTTGCATATACGTTCTATTCCCAATTCTTTCGAAAGACGCATTTATTTCTTGAGGCGTAGTTTGGTCAGAAAATAATTTTTTATCTACAGTAAAAAATACAGAATTAAAAATTTCTTTATGATTAGTAATAACTTTTTTAGCTATATTGTATTGAAGCCCATACGCTGCATTAGAATATAAATCATTATAAAGATCTATATTAGATGGAGGATTTTCATTCCAAATAGATAATTTATTTGATGATGTCGCATCAATTATTGAAACGCTAGAACCTACAGGAAAAATAACCTGATTCGGAGGTACGTTATTTGATTTTTCAACATTAAATGTATATATATTTGTTGTTCCATTTTTTGCAGTTATTTTTGCTTCAACACCATAATATCCACTAGGATGAGATATGTAAACCATATCTCCGACATCAATTAAAGTATCAAAAAATCCACCAGTTGGATTAGCGGTTGTGGCATTAATATTAATTACTCCAGTATTATATGTTGCATATCCGCTAACTAAATCAGTTTGAGCGACATAAAAAACAAAAACACTCGTATTAACATCAGAAAAATTAATAGCTTTTTGTAAATAATATGCATCCTCTATTGTCGAACTATTTCTTAGTTCTAAATAATATTTATTTAAATTTAATTCAGAATCTAATGTTGGCGTTAAAGGGTCTCCGTAAGGATCTGTTATTAATGTGAAAGAGCCTACAGCACTTCCATTAGATAACGAAGTCGCAGAACTTACTCCTCCAGTATATAAATCAGAAAATGGTAAAATCTGAGAAGCGTTATAAATATTTAAATTATCATATGGACTATATTCTCCTATATTAAAATCACATTGGTTAGAAGCATCTGTTTTAAAATCTATAGCATATCCACAATCATTTTCTGTTTTAATTTCGGTTGTACTGTAGTAGTTAGATATTTGGCTAGAATCTAGAGTTAATTCTGAAGAAACTATATTAGCCTCCGCTAAAATAACTTTTGGTTTAAAACTTTTTTCTCCAAAAGATCCTCCTTGTCCTCCTTGCAATATAACCAAAGAAGAAAATGGGTTTTTCTGAGATTTATCATCTTTTTCCTGTTGAGTTAATTCAGCAAGAATTTCTTTTTCTACTACTAAATTTTGAGATTCTATAAATGGCATATTAAGAAGATTTTAATGGATATAAAGATCCTTGAACCGCAAAAATATTAGACAATACATATGGGTTAGAAGATTTATTTAATTCTGAATTTTTAACGTATTCTAAATTAGCTGTAAAATATCCAGTTCCAAAAGAACCGCCTGGACTTCCATAAACAAGACCAGACGGAATTATGGTTGGATCAAAAAAGTCATAAAAAATCGAAGAACCAAGAGTGGAAGCTTTATCTGCATTTATAGTTATATTATTACTTGCGTTAAAAGAAGTGTACATCTTATCTATTTTTGATTTTGTATAAGATGTTTTTGTAAATGGATCAAAAATTTGCAATGACGACAATTCTTCTCGTTTAAAAGTATCTTTTAAAGTTGCAAATTTATTATTAGAAAAATTAACAACGTCTCTTAAAGTTATATTGTCGCCAGCACCAGCACCAGCAACAATAAAAGACGAATTATCTAAATTTAAATTTAATTTTCCGCTACAATTAACATATAACGCATTTTTTCCGGTTTTAACAGCATCTGATTCTGTAGATAATTTACTTGTGCTTCCTCCTTTTCCATAAATAGCGGAATTATTATAAAGATTTATTGTTAATCCGCTTGGCATGAAAGAATAATTACCAGTTATTATGCAGGTTCCTGTTGAATATATATCGTAATTATCAAAAACATCATTTGGACCTATAAAAACATTATTTAAATTCAAAACAATTCCAGAGTATAAATTAAAGTTATCTGCAAAAGTACAATTATTTTTTATATAATCATAAACATCAAAGTAATCAAAATTTTGACTTGTTATCGTTCTGCTTTCTATTTTCTTAGTTAATTTTAAATTTGGAGGCAATGATCCTATTTGATTTAGTATTCCAGTCGTCAATCCTGTAAATACAGCTTCGTATCCAGAAACCGGATCTGATGAAGGCCAAGAATTTATTTCTGCAACTCCGCTTGCAAAAACAGCTTGCCCTGTAACATCAGTATATGTATTATTTACTCCGCTTATTGTAACATAATAATCTGTATTAAAATCTAAATCAGTAAATAACATTTCATAAGTTGTTATTCCTGGAGTTCCTATATCATATAGATAATTAGAAGTATTTAAAGGTATTGATATACTTTTTCCAGTTACTACTGAACTTGGAGAAAAACCACTATTTGTAGATATTCTTCCAGAAAAACCAGTAAAAAAATAACCCGATTGCGGCAATGTCCATCTCACTAACATTGCCACTTCATCCTCATATAAAACTGGAGAAGCTACGCAGTTTTGAACTCCAGATAGAAAATTATAAGGAGCAGAAGATCCATCAGCCGCGCTAGATCCTGTATAATATATCTTAAATAAACTTCCCACTATTCCAAAATTGTCTTGCGACTGATCAACATTAAAATATCCTTCTATTTGAGACGATGCGGTTTTATTTGTTGGGAGTTGATATATAATATTGAAATAACCAGTGCTGCCAGCCATCACATTTATAGTCGCATCTTCTTTTGGATCATGAAGAAATCTATCAATATCTGAACTATTAGATGGAACATTATCAAGTATTGTATAAGATACTGGATATCTTTTTCCGCTGTTTACTATACCATATTCTTTATTTATTTGAAAACCTTTTGGCAAAAAGCCAAAATTAAAACCAGTAGGAATTAAAACAGTAGCAAAATCAAAATTTCGATCAAAATTAAATTTAGATTCAATGAATCTTGCGCTAATAGAATTATTATCTAAAAAGTTATATGTATGACTCCATTCTGGACAATAAAAAGATCTTGTTCCAGTAAAAAAAGTATGCATATCATAATCAAAAAGATCTATTCCATTATGATTTTCTAAGAAATGTAAAATGGCTTTGGCTTCTTTGTCGGAACGGTTATTAAATGTTAATGAAAAATCAAAAAAGTTAGGATTTATACCATCATTTTGATACAAATAAAAATTACCTAAATCATTTTTATAACTATTAGAATTAAATGATAATTGTTGAGCGTTATCTGGTTGAAAATAAAATTTCTGTGTCCAGACTGCATTTGATTCTATTGGATTCGCTCCTTTTGTAGACTCATCTCCAGTATAATAATAAAAACCGGCATTAGAAGATTGATTGTTTAAAAACACATAATCATTCTTAGAGTATTCTACATTTTTATCATAATCACTATTTCCATATGGAATTAATTTTTCTTTCCATTGCGTAATAGAAACAAATGGAGATTCAAGCGTCAAAGAAACTGAATTCAGATCCGCCATTTCAAAATTATTATCTATTGTTTTTAAATAGAATGGCCTGACTTTTGAATGCGGAGGAAACAATGCCATTTGCACTGGTAATAAACCCTGACCATCAGACTGAGAAGGTTTAACGAAAGAGGCTTGATAAAAATGATTTAATGCTTTAGCTTCGTTATCTGTAATATTATTAAACTGTAACTTAGCATCAACTTGAACAACATTTTCGCTTTTTCCAATGATTACCGTATAATCATCTTGGAATTTATTTTCATAATAGTTTGCTTTAAAACTAACCGTTGATCCATAAGTTGGAACAAAGAAAAATTGATTAGTCCAATAATAACCACTATTGTTGCCATCTGGACGATTAAAGAAAAAATTTTCTCCAGATGGTAAATCTGTTTTGCAATAAAAATATCCTGTAGTAAATGGAGCCGCGACAACTCTAGTATTGCCTTTATCATCAACATATGTACCGGGATTCATTCCTGTATAATATACAACATCAAATTCATTGAAAGTCACTCCCGTTTGATAAAACGGAATATTTGGCATTAGTATTCTATAGTCGTTTATAGCTTTCATGTAATCATTGAATAAATTATTTTATATGGATCTTTATGCGACTCTTTACTCGTATCTTGACTATATTCTACTTGCATATGATATATCAAATCGTTCCAAGGTTTATAAAGTTTCCAAGAAGCGCATAACTCTTTCTCTTGTGCATCTGGCGGAAATTCTACTTGACAACCAACTTGTTCTCCATCTTCATTATATTTAGGAATATAAGTTGTAGCTCTTGCTTTAAGGCCCAAATATCTAGCAGGATCATTTTCTGATAAATTCTCTGTATAACACGGATCATCTAAATCTGTAAGTTTATATGAATTAAATTTAGTTGCGATATCAAATCCTGGACTACTTAAATTTAATTCTAAGACATTCTTATTAACCCCAATGGTGCAAATAAAATAATTATAAGAAATATTATTTCCATCTGAATCAACATTTTTATTCAGTAATACTTTTTGTTGAACATTGATAAAAAGTGTTTGATAAAAAAGACTTTGTTTAACGCCATCAATAATAGCATCATTATCACTTTCAATATAAGAACCCACTGCAATTGCTGTCTTAATCCTATCTATAACAGCAGGATAATTTCTGCAATTTTCATTTAATTTTATAACTTGACCATATACATTAAACCAAATTAAATTAGGATCTAAAATCGGTTCTGGCGGCTTAGGGGCAGGATTAGGTCTAGGTCTAGGCGTCACATCAGGAGGAGGAGTTGGAACGAATATTTTTGTAACTGGAGGCAATAGCTCAAAAATTTCAGGAGCATCATTTCCAAATGGAATAGTAACGATATTTCTTTTCTTTGTTATATTCTGAATCATTTTTATATTTGCAACTCCGTAACTAGAATCAGAGACAACATAATTTTGATCAATAATTATACCAGTG